AGTGTCGCGCAGGAGGACGAGGTCGAGGCGATCGGCGCCGATGAAGCCGAGGACTGGGAGCCGGTGCTCTCGCCGATGATCGAGATGATCCTGACGGCCGGCGCCAAGGCGAAAAGTTTCGAGGAGTTCCAGGCGCTGCTCGTCGAGCTCACGGGGACGCTCGACATCGCGCCGCTGGCGCGCAGGGTCGCCATCGCGCAACTTAAGGCGAGGGCCTATGGACAGGGATAAACATCCACTCGACGCGGCTCCGGTCCGCTTGGGGGAGCCGATGGCCGAGCTGCGCTGGGAGAACGGCGTGCTGCGGCAGAAGTGGCGGATCGTCGAGCTGCGCGCGCCTTTCGAGGACAGCGCTGTCGACGTGGTGACCGTCTTCGAATGGCGCGACGTGCCGATCGTCGCCAATGGCTGACCCCTTCGCCCCGGAGGAATTCGCCAAGCCCCCGCGGGAGGTGCTGCGCTTCTTCAAGGAGAAGGGGCTCAAGGAGAGCCATCATTGGCAGGAGATGATGGGCGACGAACACGCCCACGCCTTCACGGTGGCCAAGAGCGCCGGCTATGACGTCCTCAAGGACATCAACGAGGCGCTGGCCAAGGCCATCGAGGAGCGGCAGAATTTTGGCGAGTTTCAAAAGGGACTTGAACCGCTTTTGAAGGCCAAGGGCTGGTGGGGCAAGAAGACCGGGATCGACCCGCTGACCGGCAAGGAGCACGAGGTTCAGCTCGGCTCGCCGCGCCGGCTGGAGACGATCTATTGGGCCAACGTCAACACCGCCTATGCCGCCGGCGAATGGGAGCGCACCTGGCGCACGCGGCGCGTGCTGCCATATCTCGAATATCTGATCTCCACCGCCGAGCACAAACGCCTGGAGCATCTCGCCTGGGTCGGCACGGTTCTCGCCGTCGAGGACATCTGGTGGGACAGCCACTATCCCCCCAACCGCTGGGGCTGCCAGTGCCGGGTGCGCCAGCTCTCCGAGCGCGAGGCCAAGGCGCGCCCTCGCTATGGCGATCGGCCCGTCAGTTTTGGCGTGCGCGATTTCGTCAACAAGGCCACCGGCGAGGTCACGCGCGTGCCGGTCGGCATAGACCCCGGCTGGAACAACAACCCCGGCAAGTTCCGCATGCAGACGGCCGTTGACCTCCTCGCCGGCAAGATCGACCAGATGGAGCCGGAGGCCCGGCGCATCGCGGTCAAGGACATCACGGGCTCGGCCCTGTTCAGGCACATCGCCGACGACGGCTTCCACTTCGATGCGGCGTCGAGCGATCCGGCCATGGTGGCGCGCGGCCAGATCGCCACGCCCTTCGCGCAGCTGCCCGACAAGACCGCCGAGGCGATCGGCGCGCAGGCGAGGACGGTGCGGCTTTCGGTCGCCGACGCGGCGGCGATCGGCCCGGGCATGGATTACGAGCTTGTCCAAAAAATCCTCGACGCCGGGTCGGCCGAGGCGGACGGGACGGTGATGGCGACGATCGCCGGCGTCTCCTGGACGCTGTCGCTGCGGGTGCAGGGAGGCGGGTCGGCGGTCTATGTCGAGGGGATCGAGAAGAGCGACGGCGAGCCCTAGAAACGGCCCGTGGAGCGACGCAGCCCTTTCAAGGCGCGCTGGCTCGCAAAAATCCAAAAGACCTACCCAGGGCTTTCAATGGCCTTTTAACGCGCGATTTAAGAGCGCGCGCGCGACGCCCAAGCGGGAGGGCGCGCCATGGCGCGCGCAAGTCACGATAATTTCCCGATCAGCCCGTCGATACACACCGCCCTATTTCTTGAAGATCGGCAACAGCGCCTGAATCGTCGCCGACGTAATGCCGGTGTTCTTGTCGAGAGCGAGGTCGCCTTCCGAAAGCGGCGTCAGGTCGATTTCAACAATCGCGGCGCCGATTTTCTCGACTTCGGCCTCGAAGGCCTTGCGTGTTTCTGCGTCAAGCTGTGCTTCGTTCGGCGCGACCTTTTCGCGCGCCGCCTTGAGCGCCTTTTGCGCCGGCGCGAGGGCGTCGCTGATGTGCGAGGCGTCGACCGCCAAGGCGATGCGAACCGCCGGATTGAAAACGAAAGCGCGATGCAGGAGGATATCCTTGCCGTCGTTTTTGGTCGGCTCCTCGAAACCCTTGTCGAGTTGGTCGATCCCGACCGAAACCGAGAACGCCTGGTTGACGGTGAGCTTCATCGGCTCGGCCAGGGACGGCGAGGCCAGCAGCGAAAAGAGAGCGGCATATGCGATGCGTTTCATTGCGATTTTCCCTTTATGAACAGGTTCCAGACGCCGCGAGCTGGACTTGGCCGGTCGTCGGGTAGTAGCAGAGATATTTCGCCCCAGACGATCCCGTTGATGTTGTCGGAGTCGTCGAGAGATAGAGTTGCCCGGCGAGCGTCCAGGCGCTCGCGGTTGTTGCGCCATAGTCGATCTTTTTCGATCCCCCAGATGCAATCACGATAGTGTTGCTTGCGTCGCTGCCGGGATCGGCGCTGGCCCCAAGCAGGGTGTTCCCCGTTCCGCCAACTATGCTGGTTCCGACATTGTAGCCAAGGCCAGCGTTGTTGCCTCCGGTCGTAAGATGCAAGAACGCAAATGGTCCAACGCCAGTAACATTGTTTGCCGTGGTCAGCGCGGTAAGAGCTTCGTAACCAAAAGCCGCATCTGCTCCAGCGGTGGAATTTGCCGAGGTTAACGCCTGTCCGCCAACTGCGGTCATATTAGACGCGCCGGATGTGCCCATTGTGCCAGGGCCGACAAGCACATTCTGACTACCAGCCGAGAAAACGTTAAATGTTCCTATGCCGACATTCGTCCCGTTGTTGGTGCCGATGATGATGCCGCCATGCGCGCCGGCGTTAATCCCCAGCGCTGTCACAACGCCAGTTCCTACCGACGCCGTTGCAAGAGAGCCAAAGGCCGTGCCGCTGGTTTTTAGGCAAGTGATGTTTGGAGAAATGAAAGTGCAGTCGCCGCCAAGCGTGACCGTCGAAGGCGCGCCACTTGCGCCGCCACCGGTCATTAACAGACCGTTGCCGAGTAGCGCTGAGGACGCGAGGGTTGTCGCCCCAGAGAAATACGCAACGCCCCCCGCCGTGCCTCCGGAAATCGTCGCGGGGAAGGAAAGCCCGGTCGCGCAGCCGGTGTCGGCGAGGTTGCCGGAGCCATCGACGCACAGCGGGCTGCTTGGCGTTGACCCGGAAACTCCTGATCCAATAGACAGCGTGGCGGCGCCGGGATTAACCCACGACCAGACGCCTGCCGTCGTCGAGGTGAGCATGTAGCCATTGGCGACAGGGGGAGCGACGGGCAGAGTGTAAGTCACCGCCGCCGTCGCGCTGTTCGAGCTTTTCAGCGTCGCGGAATAGGTTGAATTTGTGTTGGCGAGCGTGAGCGCGCCTTGCAAAGTCCCCTGCACGCCGAGTGTCAACCCGGAGCCATTGATCGTCGCCGCGGCCAGCCAGGCGTTTTGCGACGAACCCGACGACCCTGCCGGGGCATAGCCGAGGATCAAAGAGCCACCCGGCTGATTTCCCGTGCCGCGTCCGCCGGCGATAGTCAGATTGGCGCCGGCCACATTGGGCGCGCTACATTGGATCGTGTCGCCAGCAGTAACGCCCGCGCCCGTGATGTTGGCGCTGAGCGTGATCGGACCTGCGCCCCAGGCTATAGAGGTTATCGTGGTGTTCGACGGGATGACGGTCGGATGCGTCGTATCCGTGCAGGTCATTCCGACCTGGACGGCTTGCGTGAGATATTGCGAGCCGTTAAGGCTCAGTTGGTTTTGACCGGCGGCGGAAGTTGTGGCGGTCAAATTGACCGGGGCCGAGGCGCTTGAGGCCGCAGCCGTATATGCGACGGGCGAAACCGTGTCCGCGCCGCCGAACTGCAACAGAGCCGATTGATTGCCGAGGCCAAAGCGCGCGGCCCAGGTGTTCCACGTCGAGCTGGTTCCGAAATCTATCTGTGCATTCGCGGCTTCAAGCCCGATCGCATAGGCTCCGTTTGCGTTCTGCGTGACAAGAGTGATATTTCCGACCTCAGAATAATGGTCTCGTAGGGCTAGGCAGTATCCGTTAACGTCCTGCCAGCAGCCCATCATTCCGGTTTGGTTGTTAGGCCACTGGATCGCGTTTCCGGCTCTCGTCCCGGATACGACGACACCGGTTGTCGTGAACAACGCACCGCCAGAGGTAATATATCCTCCGATTGTGCCGCTGCTCCAGAACTCTTCTAGGTTATATCCGTCCCCCGATGGAGTATTGAATCTCAAACTTGGCGCGGAAACTGTGCCATCGGCGTTAAAAGTAAAGCTGGCGTTGTTCGCGAACGACAGGTTTGGCCCGTTGGTCGATGAATACGTCGCCGCAAAGGATTGCAGATTCGCGCCATCCGAGAAGAGCAGGCCGGCGGCTCCCGTGACATTGGTCGTGCCGATGGTGAGATTCGCGGCGCCGCAGCTTTGCTGTCCGACCACGGGTCCCGTGGCGACGGAAATACAATCGCCGACCGTCCAGCCGCCGCCGGACAGCGGCATGCCGAGGGTAAAATTGGGCGCGCTCGGAGGACGCACGTCGTCCGCCAGCGCCGCACCCGCGCCGAGCAAAACCGCGATGAGGGTGAAGAAAGGTTTCGAGCGCATCAGAATGTCTCCATGACGCCGATGGTTTGGGTTCCGCTGGCGGCGATCCCATAGAGCGCCGCCGTCGTGTTGATTGTCGCCGCCGCGCCGGCGGGGAGCGGAAATCCCGTCGTCGCCGTCACGCCGGAAGCGCCGTAAAACACTGTCGCCGAGCTGAAGTTGTAGAGCGTCACGGCGATGCGGCCGGTCCCGGGCGCGCCGTTGCGCGCCGCGACGATCTGCGCGGCCGTAGTTCCAATCGACGCCTGCGATGTGGCGAGCGAGGCGGAGCCGACCGGTCGCACGTTGTAGAACGCGATCTTATTGCCGCCGCCATCCTCGATGACGACGCCCTCGGTGATGGACCCGTCCGGGTTTTTCCATTGCATGTTTAAAGCTCCTGGTTGGACGCGCGTTCGCGATCGCGCCGGGAGAGCCCGGCGCGTCGATGTCGTTCGAATTTCTGGAATTGCTTGCGGCGCTACGGCGTTTTCGAGCGAAGCGGAGGCCGGTTCGCACGAAGAAAACGGTCGAAAGGACCTACGCCGTCGCGACGTTCGGCAAGAGATAGTGAATCGTCATGCGCACGGTTCCGCCGGTGAAACTTCCACCCGCCGCCGTATAGAGCACGGAGGTCGCCGCGTAGAATGGATTGGGGCCGATGAGTCCGAGATTGGCGGAGCCGGCGGAAACGCCGAGCAAACTTCCAAACTGCGAGGCGTTTCCGGCGACGCCGCAACTATAGGAGGTCGCGCCGGTGATCGCCGTAACGACGCGGTTCGACACGGCGAGCACAATCGCGCCGCTCGGAATCTGCGCGGTCGAGCTCGTCGTCGCGCCGGAGAGCGTGACGAGTTGCTCAAGACAGCCGGCGGTGACGCCGCCGCCATGCGCCGCCTGCGAGAGCAGCGTCGCGGCGCTCACCGTCACCACCTCGGAGAGCTTCGCCGCCGCAAAGCCGCCAACCGTCGCGCCATCCTGCACGACGAGGCGGTTATTGGTGGTGTCGACGATGACCTCGCCCTGCGCGCCGGTGAAGGCGCCGACATTGGCGGCGGTGTCGCGCCGCAACTGAACCTGCGTGCTCATGCGAGCGTGCTCCTTGTGGGTGAAGATCGACGGGACGTGCGAGTCCTTCCTTCTCCCGTGGAGCGGGAGAAGGCGTCACGCCATGGGGCGTGCGACAGAACGCCCGTCATAAATGACGGGCTATGGCATGACGGATGAGGGTTGATGGGAAGTTCCAACCTAGCGCCCGCGTCCCTCATCCGACCCTCGCTAACGCGAGGCCCACCTTCTCCCACAAGTGGGAGAAGGGAGGCGCGCCTAGGGCCGCTGATCGCGACTTTAGATGTTGAAATCGCGTCGCGTAAAAATCGAAAACAGCTCGATCCCATGGCCTGCGAGATTCTCCCGCGCGCCCTCTTCACGATCGATCACCACAAGCGCCTTGCGCGCGAAGCTGGTCGGATGCTCCGCGCGCATTCCTTCCATCGCCTTGATGATCGAATTGCCCGAGGTCGCCACGTCGTCGATCAGCAGCGCTTCCTCGCCGCTGGATACAAAGCCGTCGATGCGCTCCAGCGCGCCATGCGCCTTGGCTTCCTTGCGCACGAAAAAGGCGCCGATCGGAAACGCCTTGATGAAGCTCATCACCGACACGGCGGACACCATCGGCACCGCACCGACCGCAAGACCGCCGACGCAGCGCAGATCGTGGCGCTTCATGAAATCGACGACGATATCGCCAAGAATCTTCGCGCCCTCGGGAAGCATCGTCGTCTGCCGCAGCTGGAACAAATATGTGCTCTTGCCGCCGGACGAGAGCGTGAAATCGCCCCTTTTGAGCGAATGCAGCTCGATCAGCTCGCGCAGCCGCGCCCAACGCGCGTCCGAGCGCTCGATAACCGCGAAATCGGCGCGCGTCGGGGCGGAGTCGTTCATGGGGCTGGACCTCGTGGGCGAAGTGTGGATCGCGCGAGGCACTAACAGTTTTTAGGTGGACGGGCAATGTCACGCCGCCACCTTCCCCAGATCAACCCTCGCGAAAACCGCCCCGTTCGCCGTGCCCCAATCGTCGGAAACGCCAACCGGCGCGCTGGCCAGTCCCCAGTCCTGCGCCTGTCCAAGCTCCAGCGATGTCGTGACCGGGCCGACGACGCCCGCGCCGCTGGGGACATAGGTGTAAACCGCGCAATTCGACAAATCCTCGACGCCCCCGCCGAAGACGTTGAAACTCTGGAATTTGAGATAGATCGTTTGGCCGATGAAGTTGGAGGGCAGCGCATATTGCGCCACCGCGCCGTCCAGCCGCGCGAAGGGCGCGCCGGTGGAATGCGCCGCCGCCGTCGCTCCATACATACCGCGCGGAAGGCCCGCGAGGTTGTATTTATAGGTCGCTGTCAGCGTCGCGCTGGAGAAGCCCAAAAGTTCGCCGTCGACGAGACACAGCGTCTGCCCCGCCTGCGCCGCGGCCTGCGTCGCGGTGGTGAGCGCGCCGGCGCTTTCGGTGAGATCGACGCTCAGCGTGTCGGCTGTGTCGTAACCCGTCGCAAAAGGCAGCGGCGCGGTCAAAAAGCCCTGGCGCAGCGGCGCGGTGATCGTGACGATCTTCTGGAAGGCGAGATTGTCGAGCGAAGCCCAGACCAGCGCGCCGCCCCAGTTCGGATCGTTGACGCCGCTCGCGCCGCCCGAAGCGCCGAGCCAGATTTCGGCGGTGTTGCCGGTCAGGCCCGGCGGCGGCTCGAAAATCAACGGCGTATTGACCGGATCGGCGACCGCTGCGGCGTTGATCGAGCCGCCGCCGGTGGAGCCCATCGGATTGGAGGCAGGCGTGGCGACCCCCTGCGGCATTTCCTCCGCCGTCACGCTCAACTTCCCGCTGTCGTCTTCCTCGATGCTGACGATTCGGACAGGGTAATTGCTCAAGCCGAGATTGGCGTCGGTCAGACTCACAATGTCCATCGGATCGAGCAGACAAAACTCCCAGGACAGCGAGAATTTGAAACTGGCGCGCACATAGAGCCCGCGCTGCAGGATCGTCTGCGCGACCACCGACGCGACATTAAGATCGCAAATCTCATGCGCGGTGATTGTCGAGCCGACGCGCAGGCCGAATTGTTCGATCATCGCCTGATCGCGCGCCGATACGGGCGTCGCCTGATATTCCGGCAGGCCCTGCGGCTCCAATATGTTCGACGGGCCAGACGGGCCGGTGCTGATTCCGGTGCGGTTGAGCGCCTCGATCCACTGCAGATTGGGCAGGGTGAAGGGATCGACGCGCGACACTTTGATCGGATCGTCGCCCGGCGTATAGACGAGATCGGCGTCACTGAGCGCATAGGCCGGCGTCGTGCTCGGAACGAAGGTCGCGCCATTGCCGGTGACGCCTTCGTCGCCATAGGGAATGAAACGCAGCCGGTCGCCCGACCACACCGCCGCGACGTTCAGCAATTGCAGCCATCGCGTCAACACACTCGACGCCGTTTCGGTCTGGTTGAGCGTCGGGCTGAAGCACAGGCCCATCGCGCGGCAATAGTTTTGCAGCGACGCGCCGCCGCTGGCGCCGTAGATCGTCGTCGCGTCGAGATTGGCGCCGGGAAAGCCGACGCCATATTGCGGATTGAGCAGAAAATCGGCGATCACATGCGCGGGATCGGCGTCCAGCCCGTTCGCGCCGGTGCCGAACAACGGCCCCTGCACTTCGAGGTTCAGCGTGCCGATGCTGGCCGAGGCGCCGAGCCCGAAGTTGGCCGCGCAGACATAGGCCGTGCCGGGATAGGCGAGGCTTTGCGTGGGATAAGTCGCGGCGAGGTAGCCCCAGGGCGCCTGGCCCGCCGCGCCGTTAAACAGCGTGAGTCCCAGCGAGGAAAGGCCCGAGCCGCCGCCCGAGACGACGCCGCCCGTCGTCGCGAATTGCGTTCCGTAAGTCGACTGGCTTTGCCAGATTTGATTGACGCCGACGATCGGCCCTTCGCACAGCGCCATCATCAGATCGGCGGAATAGGTCCAGCCGGAAAGACTCCAGGTGACGCCGCCGCCTCCGCCGAAAATCGACCCCTTGCCCGCCGACGCCTGCGGCGTGAACACCGGAACCGCCCGGAAATTGTCGTAAAAGAAGATGTTCACCGCGAGCTTGTTCATGCCCCACACCAGCGGAATCGGCAAGCTGTTCGTCGCGGTTTGCAGTTGCAGCCCGGTATAGGCCGGCCAGATCGCGGCGGTCAGCGGCGAGGCCTTTTTGGCGGCGAGAAAACTCATAGCGGTCCATCCACGACGCTGGCGTAAAGCGCCGTGGCGACGCGCTCCGCCATCATGGCGTTGCGCTCCACGGCTTCTTCGAGAACGATCCGCGACGGCAGCGACGCGTGAACGATCGTCAGCGGTTCGAGGCGGGAAATCAGCCCGCCATGGCTGTAGGATCGCCCGACGCGAAACAGCATCACGTCGCCGGGAAGCGGCGATGACGTTTTGCGCGCGCGCGGCAGCACGAGGTTGAGGTAACGCTCTTCGTCGCGGTGCATGTGCCAGTCATGCGTATAGGGGCGCGGATCGAAGGGCTTCACCAGCCCAAGATCGACAAAGACGCGCACCAAAAGCATCCCGCAATCGACGCCGACGCCCTTTATATCGGCGCAATTGTGATAAGGCGTGCCAATCCAGGACCGCGCCTCGGCGACGATTTTTTCGCGCATGTGGGGTTCCGTTGGCGGTGGCGAATCCCTTCTCCCACTTGTGGGAGAAGGTGGCCCTTGCGAAGCAAGGGTCGGATGAGGGTCCGTGGGAGGGATACAGCCAAGTCGTAACGTCCGTCATCCGTCATGCTTCGCATGACACCTTCTCCCGTAAACTGGAGAAGGAGATCCGCAGCTCACACCGCCATCTGCGGCGGCGGCACAAACGGAAAGCCCCGAAAATTCGCGAGATTGTCGAACTTCGTCTGGCATGTGCCCATCGTGTGGTCGCAGCCCTGATAGACGGTGATCGCGTCGCCGGCCGCTGGCGCCTCGGACAGTGGATACATCAGCGTCAGCGACGCGCCGGCGACAACATATTTGACCGTCGCGACGACGCCGGCGTTGGCGCCGGAGCTGAACACGATCTTCCCCTGCAGATGCGCGGCCAGCGCGCCGCCAAAATTGATGAGGCTCGTCGTCGAGCCCGCGCCGACGGCTCCATTGGTCGAAAAGGCGCCCGCCGGCAGGCCGCAGCCGAGATCAAACAGCGTGTGCAGGCAGGTCGGCGCGAAGATGTTGCGGGGCATGTCGATGTCGAGCAGAACAAGCTCATTGGCGACGGAGAGTTTCGCCTTGGTGCGGCCCACTTCGTCCACGGTCGAGACGCGGCCGTAGAACAGCGTCACGCCATCGACGAGCGTCCCGCCGACGACATCGGCGAAGAACACGCGGTCGCGCTGCACCATCGCGCCGTCGAAAGCTCCGTCGCGCAAGGCGACGAGAAACGCCGCGCCGCTGGTTAAATCGCCGGGCCTTGCGGCCACGGTGATTTCCTGGCGGTCGACGTTGAGCCCGGTCGCGGCGCGATATTTGAGGCCGGAGACCAGCGGCCCATTGGCTAGAAACTCTTTGCCCGCATAAACGATCGGCACGTCGGCGTTGGTGTATGTGAGCGCCGTTCCGCTCATCAGCGTGAAAGTGTAGCAGTCGGCGAAGGCGAGTTGAATATCCGGGTTGGCGCGCGCGGCGGTCAGAAAATTCACCAGCGCCGAGGAAGCTGTCTTCATTGCCGCACGCTCCGAAATTTGATCGTCTTCGCCGCCCAGAGATTTTGCATGAAGTTTTCGAAGTCCTGGCTGTCTTCGAGAAAGCGGCAGACGAAGGCGTAAGTGAAAGACGCGGCGACGACGGCTCCGCTCGCCGGCGCGCTCGCGAAAGCGAGCAAGTTCGGAGCAGTGAGCGACCAGTTCGAAGCGGCGGCGCCGTTGACGGTCACGCTCGTTACGCCGGTGGCGTAAATATCCGAATCCGTTCCCGCGCCAATCGAGCGCCGCAATGCAAATTGCGTCGTCGCGCCGTCGCCGGTCACTATCGTCTGGTTGGTCGCGGCGTTGTCGTTTGGGTCGACGTAAAGAAACGCGCCGTAAGACCCGCCGCATTGCAGATAAAGCCCCATCACGACCTGCAGCGATTGCGCGCCGAGCCCGGGATTGCTTGAGGCGTCCGAGGCGAGCGCGTCAAAGCCGATCTCGAATTCGTAAAGCCCTTGATACAGCGCGGTGCGCACCGTGCGCCCGGAGTCATGCTCGGCGACGATGCTCGCGGTGATCGGGCTCTTGGTCGCGAAGGTCTGGCCTGCGAGCGTGCGGAAAAAGGGAAGAGTCATGCGGCCTCACATTGCATCGGCGCTCTTCCTTCTCCCACAAGTGGGAGAAGGAAAAAGCCCGCTCACAGTTTCACCGTCACCAGCTTCACGCTCTTCAGCCTGAACAGGTTGTAAGCGAATTGCTCGAAGTCCAGCGCGTCGCCCGCAAAGCGGCACAGCCACAGGGCCACGCCGTCCACGTTGACGCCAGCGCCCAATGCGGGCGCGCTCGCAAGCGTCAGCACGGGCTCATAGCCAGGCGACAGGCTCCACGCGCCAGAGGCCAGCGCCGCGCCATTCACGCGCACGGCGGACAGCGACGCGACGCCGGCGAGCGGTTCCGTAAAAGCCCCGGTCGTGCGAACCATCGCAAATGCGGTCGTCGCGCCGTCGCCGGTTCCCACCAGCTGGTTCGTCAACGCGGAAAGCCCCGGCGGCGCGAGCCAGAACGGCTGCGCCTGGCCTTGCACGCTCTCGAAGAAGCCGAGGATGTTTTGCAGCTCTTGCGTTCCGGGGTCGGCGCGCAGAAAGTCATAGGTCAGTTCGATCTCGTACAGCGGCCAGCGCATCTTCATGCGGCGCGACGACTTGCCCGACGCGCGCTCATGCGCGAGCGTCGAAAATTTCGGCGTAACCTTGCTCGACCAGCCCTGCCCGATCAATGTCGGGAAGCTTGGGAACGGGCCGAAGCTCGGCGCGCTTGACGGCGTCTGCGGCGGCAAGGAAGGCAGCTTGCCGTTGAGCCAATGGCCGTTCCGCCACTCGACGCCGTCCGACCAAATGTCAGTGCGCAGCGGAAACTCCGGCAGCGGCCGCGCATCCCAGCACCAGGCGAACATCAGATCGTCGGCGATCATCGGCAGGCCGGCGCCCGACGTCTGATTATTGCCGTCGGTCGTCCAATATTGCCAAAAGGCCTGCAGCGCGGTCAGCGCCAGCGTCGCGTCGATCAATGGCGCGGATTTGGCGGCGTTCCAGATCGTCCAGAACGGCGTCCCGCCGGAGATCGATTGCGGATCGTAAAACACGTTTTCTTCATTGCT